TTGCAACAGATGTTGCTGCTGATGCTCTTACTAGAGCCTTTGATACTGTAGCCATTAGTTACTACCTTTCATTGTTGTTTGTTTGAATTATCCGATTACTACTATTACGATTCCTGAACCTCCAGTATAAGCAGCACTCTGATAAGAACCAGTAGCACCGTTTCCTGTATTAGCGGCTCCATTAACGCCTGTTCCTTCGCCATAAGAACCACCAGCAGCGTAAGTCACGGAAGTTCCAGTAATGCTATTTGCAGTTCCTGCACCACCAGCAGCACCACTTCCTGCTGCTCCAGAGCCACCACCGCCTCCGCCAGATGCACCATTGTTGCCTTGTCCTGATAAACCAGAACCACCAGTACCGTTACCACCACCGCCACCAGAACCGCCGTTGCCACCTACGCGTCTACCATTATTATCAGTACTTCCACCGCAGCCGCCACCAATAGCAACATAATCGCCAAGTCTAGAAGAGTCACCATTTTTGGTATCACTTCTGCCAGCGCTTCCATCCCAAGTGCCAACCCCACCTGCGCCAACAGTTACAGTTAAAGTACCTGCTGTTAAATAAGCACTACTTCTATAAACATATCCACCTGCTCCACCGCCGCCTGCAGGGACAGTATTTCCGCTACCAGCGCCACCGCCGCCAACTACAAGTATCTCAGCATTACCAGCGGTACCAACAGTAATTGAACCGCTACTAGTAAACTTATAGATAGTCTTGCCAGCACGTGTAGTTGTATCAATAGCAGGTGAACCAGTAGTTGCTGTAACTGTGGCTTTACCAATACCACCGCCACCAATAGGTGTAAATAAAGGCATTATATCTCCTAAGCGTATTTGATTGGACCAGCACCAAGTACGGTGAAGGTTGCTGATGCAGTCTTAATAATTGTAAATGAGTAAGCATCAATTGCTGATGCGTTACCAGCAGCAGGAGCAGTACCACCAGACCATTTAACTGTCTGAGCAGAACCGTCAATAGTTAAGGCTGAATGCTTGTATGCAGTTGAACCAGTAGTAACTAGGAATGCAACTGTGATTGCATCACCAGTAGCCAGAACGCTGTTAAGTGTTGCTCCAGAGTTAGCACGGACATTAAGTGTCCAGTCAGCAGATGCGTTGGAGGTATAGTAAAGAACACCCTGTGTTGCTGCATCAAAGTTAATTGTTCCAGTTGCTGCTGTAGCAGATACAGTCATACGCTCTTCTGGAGAAATAATAACTGGAGTTGTAAGAGTTGGGGATGTTGACGCAGCCTTAGCATCAATCTGAGTCTGAACAGCAGATGTAACACCATCTAAGTATCCTAACTCTGTAGCAGATACTGTTGTTAGTGCTGTGCCTGCGTTTGCTAGGTCTCTTGCTTTAGTCATTAGTATGCTCCCATAATCGTCATAATTTCATTTGCATATTGAGTTAAATCTGGAGCAGGTACCTCTGCCCATATAAGACCTGTCGCTGTGCTTGAGTCAGCCTTTAGGAAGTAACCATTAGTTCCTAGGGCTAATTTACCTGGAGTGTCTGCTGATGTGGCTACAAGGATGTCGCCCTTAGCATCAAAGAGTGAACGAGCGATAGAGTCTGCAAGTTCAAACGCTGTAAAGGTAATAATCTCTACAATGTCGCTAGTAGCCAAGGCTGCAAGCGATGTGATGCTTGTACCGTTGCTGGCTGTGTAGTCAGATGTACGAGCAAGGAGTACACCGTTTAGATATACCTGCTCCTTACCTGGAATATAAGCAAGTGTTAGTCCGTTATCATCTGTTCCAGAAACTGATGTTTCTCCGCCTGACGCTGTATAGCGGAAACGGTAGATGTCTGCAGTAGATGAGATTGAACCCCACTCTGAGCCAGTCCAAGCGTACATAGCATTGGTTACTGAGTTCCAGTAAATAGCACCAGTAATAAGTGCGTTACCGTCATTGTCTACAGAAGGAGCAGATGACTTGCTACCAAGGTAGCGGTCATCAAATGAGTCGTAAGACGCTGCTGCTGCAGTTGCGCTAGCGGCTGCTGCTGTGGCAGAACCAGCCACAGTATCTACGTAAGCCTTAGTAGCGGCGTGTAGGTCAACTGTAGGAGCACCTGACAGGGTAAGAGCACCAGTCATTGTTGAACCAGCCTTGAGTACGAATGACTCGTAGACAGTTCCACCTGCTTCAATTGCTGCTGCAATCTCACCAAGGGTATCAAGTGTCGCAGGTGCTGAGTTAACTAGGTCTGCAACCTTTGTATCTACATATGCCTTAGTTGAAGCATCCGTGTTATCTGTAGGTGTAGCAAGGTTTGTAATCTTCTGGCTGTTCATTGAGAATGAACCAGTAGGTGCAGCAAGGTCTGTTACCTTAGAAGTGCGAACCTGTGTATCAAAGTCTGAGATAGTTGAAGCAGTCTGTGAACCTGTGTGGTTAGCACGGGCTAGTGGGTCTGTAGCCAACTTGCTAAGAGCAATTGCTGCAGAAGCATTGATGTCTGAGTTTACGATAGTTCCATCAACTAAGTCAGCAGATGTAATGGCTCCGCCAAGGCTCAACTTGCTATAAGCAATACCAGCAGCAGAGTTAATATCTGCGTTTACGATTGTATCGTTAGCAATCATTGTGCTTGTTACTGTGCCAGTATCGGCTGCGGTTACAGCAGTTCCTGAAATCTTAGTCTTATCAATAGCGGCTGAGGCATTGATATCCGCGTTAACAATTGCTCCAGTACCAATTACTGTTGTTAGGCTGACGTTGCCAGTTCCATCAAAGGTAACTCCGCTTGCCTCTACATCTCCAGTAAGTTGGAAAGTGCGACCAGTTGCAAGGGCTGTAGCAGTCGCAGCATTACCTGTAGTAGAACCAGATGAACCTGATACGTTGCCAGTTACGTTGCCTGTTAGATTTCCAGTAAATGTACCAGCGATAGCGCCAGTACCAGTAATGGTTGGGCTAGTCAGGGTCTTATTAGTAAGAGTCTGGGTTGTATCAGTTCCAACAAGGGTTGTTGTAGCATCTGGAATTGTTACGGTACGGTCTGCTGTTGGCTCTGCAACTGTAAGTGTTGTCTCGTATGAATCTGCAGTAGCACCTTCAAAGACAAGGTTTCCATCACCAAGGGTGAGGCTTGTAATCGTAGGTGTTGTAATTACTGGAGCGGTAAGAGTCTTGTTGGTCAGGGTCTGAGTGTTGGTTGTACCAACTACCGCACCCGTTGCGCCGTGTCCTGTCGTTGCTTCAATGTGAGTGTTGGCTTCGCGGTAATCTCTACCGATAGCCATATGGCGAACTACCGCTCCTGCGGAGTGTGCTTGTCCAGATGAACCATCAATGCCACGAACGATTGTAAGAGTGTTTGTGCTTACCGCACTAACGTCTACAATTTCTTCAAGGGCTGTATCTGGGTCAATTACTACGGTGAAGATTTCACCACCAGAGACTGTTACGCCACCAAGAAGCGCAGAACCAGATACCACAACAGCGGATGTAGCAGTTGAGGTAAGCGCTGCAGTCAGCGTGGTCTGCTGGGAGCGTGAGGAATATTTTCTAGTTGTCATTGCTGGTCCTTATCGGCGGGAGTAGTGGACTTTAGGTGGATAATTCTGTTGCTGTGATTTTGTTTCCTCAGCAAGGCGCTGTGAGTACAAAGCATAAAGTTGCTTGGTTGCTGTCTGGCTTGCACCGTATGGGCGCTTGCTATCTGTCTCATCAGCCTGTGGGCTAACCTGTGCGGCACGTGCTGGGTCTAGGAATGAGAGCAGACGATAGGCTGCACCAAGAATCACTACGTCCCGCGTTGATTCTGGCAAGCCTGTTTGTGTAGCATAATCCTGAGCATTAGTTGTAAAAGCAACTGGGTCTGTTGCGTAAGTAATCTTTACAGTACGACCAGAGATAGGGGCTTCGCCCAATGTGATTGTCTGAACTTGGTCAGTTCCAGTTACATAGCCAAAGGCTTCTGGATTAGCGAGTGAGTCAAAGTCCCACTTACGAATTGGTCGCCATTCCTTAGAAGGTCCAATGTCTTGCCAAGTTACAGTTAAGATGTTCTTGACGTTTAAGTTAGCAAATGCGTAGGTAGACACCGCAGCATTAAATGTAAAGGTTGTTGACTTAACTGCAAAGATGCTAGAACCGAGCGAACGGATAGTGTCATTGATTGCTCGCTTAACATTAAAGCGTGGGAAGGTTGGGCTGATAACCACTCGTGTATCTGCAGTATGTGTGGCTGCAGTTGTACCAAGATAGCCGCGACCATAAGGAGCAACGGTTGCTGTGTTAGCAACACGGTCATATGAGTCAACCCATAGCAACTCTTCGTCAATCTCAATAATGCCCTTACCTACGTTATCGGTAGAACCGAGAGTTAGGATAAGTGGAGATGCGCTAGAGGATGTGGTTGTGGATACAGCCGATGCTAGATAAGTTGAACGGTCTTGCTGGAATGTATATCCCGCAAGGTTGACCGCAACCTCATCAATCATATTTGTAAGGGTAGTTGTCACTAGATAGTCCTTAATGCGTCAACCGCAGATTTGCCAGTAGTTCCAGCCAGTTCGTTGCAAATGCCATTCAAGTCTTTAAACGCAGATGGCTGACGAGCAGCGCTTGCCTTGTAGTTCAGCGCACCGATAATTGCTTTACCTGATGTACCAGCCCATTTGTTAGCAGCACCTTGTTCATCAAGGAATGCTGTCCTTAATGGGTAAGTTCCACCATTGGCTAGTCGGTTAAGTTCGGCGCACAATGTGCTACCAGCGATACCTGCCATTTGTTAACCCTTCTTGTTGTTCATTCTCTTTGGAAGAATAAGATTAGATTGCTTTTCTACTCCACCAAAGAAGGCTTTGTAGTAATGCTCATCAAATGAAAATCGTTTCATATGGGGAACTGTTGCCCCTGTGTGACACCAGACTGGAACATCTGCCTTATCGCATACTGCGAAGAAGTAGATATCCTCACCCATAAATGTCTTACCTACACCAGCCTCGGTAAAGAATGGAGCATCTGGAAGAACTTCACGGATGCGGTCTACGATACTGCGGTGCATAAGAACAAATCCCATACCTGCTGCACCAACCTTTATAAGTTTGTTCTCAGGTAGTGGATGCAGTCTCTGAATACCAACTGTTCCATCAGCCTCTGCAAACTCGTACACGGTAGGCATAGGTATCATCAGCGGGTCTTCTGGAGTATCTGTTGTGAAGTAAACTCCAGTAACAATCGGACGCTCTTTAGCATCCTTGTTATCCCATAGGAGTTTGAACTTATCAACGCTGATAACTACATCTGAGTCAACCCAGAGAAGCCAGTCTGATTTGTTCTGTTCGTACCAGTAGGAGATAACCTTCTCCCGTTGGCGGGCAATCTGATTGCCTTGGCTACGCAGAGATGTTTCAAACTTGATGCCAGATTTAAGCATCACATCTACTACACCCTGCATAAACTTTCCGTCTACATTACCGTTATCGCACCAAGCGATTGATACTGTCTCTTGCATTGTCCCCACCTTTGTTATTTCTTCTTTGCTCTTGCGTTGTCCACTAGATTTGGATAAGGTCTGCCAGCCTTCTTAGCCATTGCTTTAGCCTTAGCCTTTTGGGCTGGTGTAAGTGGTGTTGATTTCTTATTAGGGTTCTTCTTATCCCAGAATGCTTTCTTCATTACCACTTCACCTTATCTGCCCAGTAGGCTGCCGACATCTTGCCCTTAGCAATATTCTTTGCGTGGCGTGCCTTGAATGAAGCCTGACGTGCTGTTGGCTTCTTGTCTCCAGTCACACCCTGCTGACCAAAGCGAATAGTCTTAACCTTACTTCCCTCTTTAGCCACAACAACGTGTGACTTCTTAGGATGGTTAGGTGTACGCTTTGGCTTGTTAAAGCCTGATACTCCTGCTCGCTTTAGTCGTGGGTCTTGCATATTAGTTTGTCATTCCGTTCGGGTTAACGCCATACTTCTGGCGAATCTTCTTGCGGGCTTCAGTAACGCTCTTGACCTTACCGCTGTCAAGCATTTTCTTGAATGCCTTCTCTGCTGCAGCAATAGTCTTTGCATCTGCAGGGTTTGAGATTTTGACTCTTGGAGTTGGTGTTGGATTAGGCATTTACTTCTTCTTGCCCATTTTCTTCATAGCAGGCTTAACTGCCATCTTCTTACCAGTCTTCTTGGCTTCCATCTTCGCTGCCTTCATACCTTTTGCTGTGTATGCGAACTCTTTCATTCCTACTTTTGGCATTATATTTGTCCTATCTCTTTCATTACCGCTGCTGATTTATGGTTTATATCTTTTGCCTTAGGCATTGTGTCAGCGTCATACGCTTTACCCAACGTCTCTGACGCTTTATGTGCTTCTTCTACGTGACGCATAGTGGTTCCTGCTGGCTGGATACCTTGCGCTCTGGCATCTTTATATGCCTTGAGTTCGCTAGTCCATTTCCTATCTGGAATGTCCCTGGAAGCATCGCCTGTATTAAGTTGTAGTCCTCTGGCTTTACAGCCAAAGCAATCTTCGTCACATTGAGTGTGGTCAATTTCTACATCTTCTGTATCTAGGAAAGGAGCATCTCCTGTTTCTTCACAGAGTACGCATCCCCACTTGATTACTTTGAAATCGTGCTCAATGGTGAAACCCCATTCAAGCACCTTGCTGATATGTGTGTGCATAGTTGTCCCTTACTGTGCGGTAAAGTTTGCTTCTGTTACCCCAACTCCGCCAGCAATAAGTGCTGCCTTTGTTGCATCATTTACTGTGTGATTGCAACCGCCAGAGTAAAATTCCTGATAACTTGCAATCGTGTCGTCTGGCACATAGCGAACCTGCGAGTACACGCCGCCGCTTTTGGCGATGCTTATACCTTTGCGTAATTTTGCAAAGTAAAACAAGCGATGTCCACCAGATGGACCTTCAAGTACATACGGTGTTTTAAATATCCAGTTTGCCATTGTTCTCCTTAATGAACTTACTGATGAACAGGGTACTGTTCAAATTTGTACCCTGTTCACCCGTCAATCAACTAGGCGATTGATGAGCCTGATTCAATGCGGTATAGCGCTTCTTCGCGGTAACGCTTGAAGCCAAGAACGCCGTACCAACCCATTGGGCGGTGACGCATCAACTTGTCCACAACTGGACCGATGACTACGTGTGGTTCTTCGGCAACGGCTTCTGCCATTGCTTGCTGTCCACAAAGGATTGTGCGGTAGACGCGTGCAGATGATGCACCGTCTGTGTTGTTGTAAAGACGTGGAGACTCTACGAAGTATGCACCTTCGTATGAACCGATTTCGCCAGCCCAAATGTTTTCATTTGAGTTGTACTCGTGTGGCAAGCGCCATCCGCCCGCACCTGTCTCGGCGCGAAGGTCGTGTGAAACTTCTGGGTGAATACCAGCCCAGTACATTGAACCCTTGCGGGCAACTGACTTACCAGCACGCAACTTCGCAACAGCCTTGCGGATGTTTGCAGAAGATAGTGTTGCTGCAGCAGTAACTGTTGCTGTTGATGTTGCTGTTGAACCTGAGTAGATTACGTTAGTTCCACCACGAAGTTCTGTCATTGCAACCTGGTCAATTGAGTCAGCAAGGTTGAATGCAATGATGTTAGCAATTGCTGGGTCTACATCTGCAAGTGAGAACAACTCAAGTGCGCGAGTTACGAGAACTGAGTTACCGTACTCTGCAAGTGTGATTGTCACAGTTGTAGGTGTAGTCATTGCTACTGCATCTTTGTCAACATCTTCTGTAAGAGGTGTTGTTGTTGCAGTTAGGTCAACGTAGCGCTGTAGGACTACAGTTGAACCTGGGATTGATTGGTTTGTTGGGCGCTTGTCAGCAACTGAGCGAATGAGTGGCTCTGAACGGAGTGCGAACTCCAAGAGACGGTCATAAGCCTTCTGTACTAAACCAGCAGCACCAGCGGTTCCGCCGAGAGAGGCGGAGTCTGTTGATACATATGCGTTAGCCATTTAGGTATATTTCCTTTAGTAGTTAGAAACTATGATTATGATTGTGAGCGAAGGAGAGAAAGAATCTCTTCAGCAGAATCTGCGGAAGCAAGTCTTTGCTCTAGATTCTCTGCTCGGTCAGGTGTTATTGCACCTTGCGTGATAACGTCCTGCTGACGTAATGCAGCACGGTCTATATCACTTACTGCAGGTGCGTCCTGGCTCACAGTTAATCCGAACAAGTCTCCGTTATCTTCAAGCCAGTTATTAACTGACTCTTCGGTAACATCGTCTAGGTCTTTCAGGATTAAACGTTGTGCCTTAGGATTTACACCTTTCTTGTCTAGGACTTCTTTTACGGTACGCTCACGCTGCGACTTGGTTAAACCCTCAAGTTGCTCAGTAAGTTCTTTGATACGTTTCTCATCATTACGTTTGGCTTTCCGCAACTTCTTTAAGAGGTCGCTTCCATCCATCTGTGTTTCAGATACTTCAGTATCTAGGTCGTCTTCGTCTTCATCCCAGTAGTTGTTGCTCATAGCAACCATCCACCCTTCTCTATTAGTTAGTTCGCAAGCCTCAGGTTCCAATCGGGGAATCGGTCTGGCTCTTGCTACCAGTCTTATACGCTGACGGGGCTGGTGGGTCCGTTCAGGATTCTAGTTTGTTAGATTGCGCCTCTAGTTTGTGAGGACAGGCTGCCCTTAGTTGTTCCAGATGAACCACCGAAGCGTGCCTTCTCTTGTTCTGTTAGTGATATGCGAGCGCGGCGGGCAGAGGCTAGTCCTTGGAATGCTTCTTGCTCTGCCTGTAGTTGTCCGTAATTTTCGCCAGGAGATATTTGAGATAAGAACTCACCGCGTGGAGTTACTTCTGCTACTGCTTGGAAACCTTCACGAGCCTTAGCCTGTGTAACACCAAGGTTAGCAAGTGCTTCTGCACCCATCATTATGTTGGTCTTACCTTCAGATGTCTTAATACCTTGAGCAAGTGCAGCACCACCAATTTCACCAATCTGAATCTTGCGCTGTAGTGATGGCAAGCCTTCGGCTGGGTCAAGTACTGCGTTAACAATGTCTGCTTGATTAAGCATTGGATAGTATTCAGCCAATGCTTTCTTGGTATCTGGGTCTGCATTCTGCACACGGTTGATAGCAATGCCTACTCTATCGGCTACCTCTGTAGCAGATATATCGTTAGCAATGAAAGAACTTAGTTTTTCCTTAGATGCGATGTTTGATACACCGTAACTCTTAAGGACTTCTGTGTATGAGCGCTCTGCGCGTAGGTATTCTGCAGGGCTTAATACTGATTTACCTGCAGCAGCACGTGCCTTATTGGCTGGGAAGCGCATCTGAAATGCGACAGCCAATGGGTCTTTGCTATTAGGGTCTTGCATAATAAGTTCAATAGTGTTAGTTGTATAGCCCTTGATTACAGCATTGGTAATAGCATCCCCTAAATCACCAATACCATATGAGGATAATAAAGCCTTAATTGCTGCAATAGAATCAACTTGTGTCTGCGTAGGTCCAGTATTAAGAGTCTTTGCTGGCGGTACATAGTCTGGCGTTTTCATAGACATAGGGTCAAATGGTGTCTGTGGCGGAATTTCGCCCGCAGTTGGACCAACGAATCCTGGCTGACCTGGCTGCAGGGTAGGCTCTGTTAAGTATGGAACAAATGTAGGTGGCAGCGGTTCCGCTGCCGTTTTTGGTGCAGGTTTTGATTTAGCAGGTGAGGCAGATGCAGCAGTACGCGCAATGCGTGCTTGATTTACTGCAGCATTGGCTGCTCTTTTATCAGCAGCAGTCATTCCTGGTTCGTATGCAATAGCCATTAGCCAACCAATCCAAACATCTTCGCAATACCATTGGCTACGCTAGACATAGAATCTTGTGCATTCTTTGTAAAGCGCCACTTAGGGTCTTGACGTAAAGATACTTCGTAGTCATAGAGGTTCATTAAATTATTAGGGTCTTTGGCTATAGACTGTAGGCTCTTGACATCAATCATATCTGGGTCTTCTTCAAGAACATTGGCACGAGTCTGGATGTATGGGCTAAGCAACTGCTTAACTGTATATCCTTTATCAATCTTATCTGCCAAAGCAGGGAAGTATGTCTTAGCCTGTAGGTTAATTAGGTTCAAATTCGCTGCAAGTTTTTCAGGCTTAAGAGTTACCTCTGTTACCGTACCCATTAAAGCCTTTTGATTAAATGGGATTCCATTCTCAGCGTAAGCCTTCTTAAGATTAGTTAGGTTTGCACCAAAGTTGCCCTTTTGTAGAGCGGCTGCAGCCTTAACGTCACCATTCTGTGCTGCTTCTGTAAGGCTAACAGCGTACATATTTAGGTACTTATTGAGGATATTCTCACGCTCTTGAGCAGATACTCCCTGGATAATTATATCTGTGCCACTCTTGCTCTTAACGCGTTCTGTTGTGCGCCCAGCCTGTAGGCTGCGAAGTTCTGATGAGAACTGTGCCATAAGTTTTTTAGGTGCGCTAGCGCCGAAGGCTGTTTCAAATGCTTTAGTAAAATCAGCAGTTGTTTCACCAATGCTAGATACACTTGCATATGGCTTTCCTTCTGCTGCAAACTCTATTGGAGCATTGCTTGCTTCGGATTCAGTAGTTGGCTTATCTGATGCAATATCCTGTATAGTCTTTGGGTCTTGACCAGCGGGAGGCTTTTCTTTAGGCATCTTTGGGTCTGGATACCAGGCGACCTTGCCATCGTCATTTTTGTCTTGGTAAGTACCTGACACCTTAGTCTCCAATCAATGGTTCAATAACCGAATAAAAGAAAGTTGTTGCGTTTTCGTCCGACTCAGAGAGTTTCATAATAGTCTCTCGTGTATCAAACTTTAAGTTCTTCTTGAACTCATTTGCTCTATCTGATGAACCCACAACTCGCTTAAGCGTTGCATTCATATCCTCATACTGATTAATCATTGCTGAGAATGTATCTGCAAGGTCTTTATTCGGAGCCTTATTGGCTGCAATCAAGGACTTCATATCGCTGATTACTTCATTACGGCGGGCATTTGATTCAGCGTTAGGTGTAACTTGAAGGGGAAGTAATGGGTATGCTGCAAACAAACCCTTCTTGCGAACATCAAGTTCGTTTCTCCAGTAACGGCGCTCTTCTATTGACTGCGCTGCAGCAATCTTTGCGTTGTATTCATCGCTAATTGCGTAGAACGCCATTCTTGCACCAGTAGTAGCAACCTGACGAATGAAGTTCTTCTTACCCTTTTCAATTCTAGGGTCAAGCGGCTTGTTTGATATGTAGCCTTGCTTCTTTAGGTAAGAATAAGCATTCAAGTCTTGTTGTCCAGATACTGGGATAAAGAATGAGCCAGCATCTGAGTGTTCAATCAGGAACTTCTGGTTAGTGCGTACGAACTTCTCGGCTTCAATCGTCTTACGGAATGAGGCAAATGTTGTGGCACGTGTAGGCGTATTAGTGTAGGCAAGTTTAGATGGATACAACTTAGCGAACTGTACTAAAGCCTTTGATAAAGCGTCTTTGTCGCCATCAAACTTCTTGAGGAACTTTCGGAACTCTGAATCCCAGGTAAATACGCCAGCATTAGTAAGTTCCTTCGGAACGTCCTTGCCACCGAATGCCTGAATTGAAGCAATCGTACCTTGACCCATAAGAAGTTTTACGGCATCTACGTTTTTAGCCTGAGTTGCAACATTCTGAAAGAAAGGTTGTAGGTCAGATGCGTTGGTTGGTCCGTTACCTGTAGATACTAAAAGTTTAATAGCCTTAACTGCTGATGAAAAACGTGATTCGGTTCCCTCTGTACTACCAGCCCAGAAGTTGTAAAGACGTTTCACGTTAGCAGGTGCGGCTTTTTCCCAAGCAGGTAGGTCAACATTGCTGCGACCAGTAAGTAACTTTTCTACACCAGTAAGGTATTCACCGATGTAAGGCAGGTTAGTCATACCATCTAGGGCTAAAGAAACAAATGGGTTGGACAATCCAGGCAACTGGGATTCAACGTCCAAAGATGGAGTAAGCATCTTGACATATCCACCAAATCTAACTGGAACTGGACTTTGTGCTGTAGCGCCCATCAAAGATAAAGTCTTAATGATTGCGCCAGCGAATAGGTCATCACCTGGGTAGGTGAAGTACATCTGTCCTCTGTCATCCTTGTGGATGAATCCATTATCTTCAAATGTTTGGTTCAATATTGCAAGGCGTACGATGGCACGCTTTTCATACTTCCCTAAACGACCAAGACGGCGGTAGAAGTCCTCAGTTGCACGGTAGTAACGACCAAGTGTGCGAAGGCTGTATGCAAGATTTGTACGAACATCACCGTTATCAACAAAACCTAGGGTTCTATTGCGAGCAAGATTCATTGCAGACTCGTGAGCAGAGAAACGGGCGATTGAATCTGCACCTTCTTCTGACAAACCATTAGCCATAAGAGACTTCTTGGTTGCTTCTTGCGTTCCCTTGAGTTGCTTGCGGAACATAAAGTAGTTTCCGAGAGTAATAGGTTCACGGTCTAGTAGGGCAATCTGCTTACCCATCCAACCGTAACCTGAATTAATAACTCGGTACATAATCTGTTCTGCATTCGCTCCACCAAGTGGAACAATCTCGCGTCCTAGAATTGATTCAGGACGAGCATTTGGATTATCCAACTTAATTAGGTCTTCAACTGAGAAGTTTTCCATACCACCCTTGTTGCGGATAGCGGAAACTAAGTCCATATTAAGTCGTCCAGCACGGTCACGAAGTGGGTATGTAGCATCTAGGTAGATGTTACGAGCCAAGCCTTCTGCGCCTTCGTCAGCGTAAATTGCAAAGCGCTTAGCAACTGCGTTGCCTTCGCCTTCAATATACTTGACAAGTTTCTTGATTACTTCTTCTGGCTTTTTGCCAATGTTCCATAATACAATGTTGCCAAACTGACCGTTGCGCTTACCTACTGTGTTGTTCAACTCTAGGAACCAGTTGAAAACAAACTTATCGTTCTTGCTAGAAATTTCAGTAAACTCTGACTTAAAGGTCATACCCTTTAGAGCCTCTTGGTTCTGTACGTTAAAGCGTACTGATGGACCAAACTGCTTTAGTGAGTTAGAGATTTCCTCTGCCTCTGTAATAGGGCGCTCTGCGCGTACGGATGAACCGTTGATATCATCCATAACTGCTTTGCCATTGAACTCAGCAAAGTCTCCAGCCCAGTTAGCAACTTCGTTGCCTGTCTTGGTCTTAAGGAAACTTGGCTTAAACTTTGACTTAATCATTGAGTCAGCAACTGCACGGCTAAGCAACTCTGGGTTATCAGCCATAGCAACTAACTCATCTTTAGAGTAGTGCTTTCTTGTTATAGTGAAAAGGGCATCGTAGATAATGCCAAGATTCTTGTCCGTCTTTTCATTATTAAATATTGTTGTCTTTACGCCAGGAAGTTCTGCGGCACGAAGTGCGCGAGAACCTAAGCGACCCTTTAAGTAGTAGCCAAATCCTTCTGCTCCACCAATAAGTCCATACATACCAACTTCTTCAACAGTTGTACGAAGACCTAAACGTGGATAAAGGTTAAGGAATGACCATCCATCGGCAATCATCTTGCTGTAATGGTTGTTAGTTGCTCTACCGAATAGTTCAGTAAATACACCACCACGCTGAGCAATCTCACGCCATTCAGCAAAGTCTGGAAGTGAGCGATAGTCATTTAGTTGGTACTGGCGAACTGCACGTGGAGTGCCATCCACAGTCTGACCAGCGTTAAAGCGGTCAACGAGTAGGTTAAGGTCATCGCCTAGTTCATCTATCTCATCAAGTTCAGACTTTTCCAACTTAGCGTTAAGCGCCTTCTTAGCCTTTAGTTCCTGACCAAGTTTTGCACCTACAAGTTTAATTTCATCGCTGATTGCATCAGCACGAACTGTATCTCCAGCAGCAAGGGCATCTTTACGGTCAGCCTTGAGAGCCTTTGAGCGCTCCATATATTCTGAAACTCTTGCATTGATTGAAGCAAGAAGACGACCAGCCTTGCCCTCTGCGTTAAGAAGTGTGATTGCTTCCTGTGTCTTAGCGCGTACACCCTTAGGTGCTGAGCCAATGAGGCTTCCCTTTACAGTCTTTAATACATCCGCAAGGTCACCAATGTCAATGGTGCTCTGGCTAACAGAGTAAATCTCACGGGACATATCATCAATTTTAGAAAGTACTAAGCGACCCTCGTTAGATAGGTTAAGTCCCATACCTACGCCGAGAGTCTTAAGAAGACCCTTATACATAAGTAGACGCTGACCTTCATCTGCGCCCAACCAGGCTGCACGGAATGCACCAGCAGAAGTCTTATCAAGAACTGTGCGTGCTAGACGAAAAATCTGTGTAGCGCTTGAGCCATCAGCAATGCTGATTACTCGGTCTGCAGTAGGAGCGATTGAGAACTGTCGGATTCCTCTATCAATTTTTGCTGCGATTGACTTGTCTTTGGCTGTGTAAATTAAGCCAGTCTTTTCAAGACCAATCTTGCTTGCCCATACTTCTGGTGCGTCAGAAAACTGTGCAATAAAATCTTCTTTTGTCTTACCGACATTAACCTGAGATAGCCGCTCTGTTCCAAGAGTCTTGGTAATTAAGTCTTTTACTGGTGCAGCCATTCCGCGAGCAAATGTTACACGAGGAATAAGTGTATCTTTGCCAGCAAAGCCAACATTTCCAGACATCATCTGGACAAATCGCTCACCATTGTCAAAGAAGTTAAGAGCATCGTCTGCGTTACGGACATCGGCTTTAGCCAAGTCCTCAACTACGTTAATATTAATTTCAGGGAAGCGGTCTTGTAGTCGGTTAAGTGCTTGAGCCTGAGTTTTTAGGTCACCATTGCGGTAACGCTCAACAAGTTTTCCTGCTTCATCCCAATACTTGCGAACTCGTGGGCGGGAGAATGCTTTCTCAATTGAGATTGAGCCCTCTCCTACTTTAAAGAAACCGTATTTAGCAACATCCACGCCGCGTTTGATTTTGCCAGTAATAATAAGTGGGTCAAGTCCAAATGTTACGCTAAAGTCTATTGGAGCAGATATGGCTGTGAAGATAGCCTTTGCTTTTCCGTCACCAAGAACTGCTTTTTCGTATTCGTGTGGAAGAATGCTAATGATTTCACGAGCAATGTCGCGCCCTGGGCTTATCTTTGACTTCTCAAAGCGTGCTACTGCGTCAGCAACTTCCTTAAGAGCCTCTGTTTCACCACTTACATAGCGGTTAACCAAGTCCATTACGCCAGGATTATCCTGGAACTGGTCAAAGTTTTCTACCAAGTCTTGCTTAGATGCAAGTAAACGTCCAACATATGAAGCCGCAGGAGTTAAGTCAGAGTTAAATTCTAATACAGCGCTCTCATCAAACACATTTTGCGGCTGTGAAGCCTTAGCCCAGTACTGTTCAAATACTGTCCCAGTATCTGTTGGTACTGCATCTTCTCCACCAGGGAGAAGTTCTTTAAATCCAGCGGCTAAACCTTGAGCAAGTACGGCAAGTCCATCGCCGCCATTCTCTTCGGCAATACGAGAAGCAATGTATGGTTGCTTAACAAGTTTTTCCTGTGGGCGTACTAGAAGTTCTAGACCCTTAGATGCTGCTTTGGTTGCCTCTTTGCCAACTTCGGTATCTCTAAGTTCTTCTGCAACACCCTTAACAGTACCTTTTGCAACATTAAGAAAACCTCGCGTCAATCCGCCAGGAGTAAGAGATGTTAGGTTGTTGACTAAATCTTTAGTTGTACCGCCGCCGTAGTAAACAGCGCTCTTAATTGAGTTGAGAACATTGCCGACAAAGCCTCTATCTTGCTGGGCATACTTAGGGTCAAACATTGAAGCAAGCGCACCACGAGTGGTCTTATCAAGAGTCTGATACTTTTTGTAAGCATCGTTCTGTGGCAAGGCAGTAAGTTCATTGTGAACATTGCGAAGTTGAACTAAAGCAGCAATTTTACTTACTTCGTTCTTTTGCAAGCCATTCTGTGCCGCGGCTGTAGCCACTCCAGGGGAGGACTCAGCAATAGTAATTAAAGGTTTTTTTGGGTCAGCCATTAAAGACCTCGTGATGCTACAAAGTTATAAAGTTCTTGTACTTCTCCAGTTGGGTCAACATCAATCATAGATGCAAGAACTTCGGACAATGAGCGTTCACGGGGAAGATTAAGTGCTTCACTTCCAGGTCCAGCACCGAAGTCCATACCTGCTGTTAAAGGTTCGTCTGGGCGCTCTGTAGGCGCAGTAAGAGGTGTTACAGATGGCATCATAGGTGTAACAGGTGAACCAGCCATAGGTGCTGCTGTCTGCTGTGCCATTGTTGCTTGACCTTCGCCGTATGCCATACCAGAAATGTAACGTGCTGGCTGTGTACCAGCCTGACCTGCTCCACCAGTACCTGAAACATTAGCAGGATTATTCTGCGGAGCCGTTGGGCGGAAGCCGCCTCTGTTTTCAGCCATAGTTACTCCTACTTAATATGTTTAGTTTGAACTTTTGAATAATACGGACCAGCGGTAAACGCTGTAATCTTTGCTGCAATTTCCATTGCTTCGTGTGCATCTGCCCCTGCGTGCAGCGCACCGAGTGCATATGCTGCACCAGAACCTACTGCATACATTCCATCGGCACTCATACTTACGCAGAGTTCCTGGTCAACATCAAATATCTCACCGCATACTGCAATAAGAAATTGAAATCGTCCGTCAGATTTTGATTCATCAAAGTTGTAACCATTGTCGGTTAAACATTTGCGAAGCGAAGGCATAGCCTTTGCAATCATAAAGTGGTAAAGGTCTTGACGGTCTTTCTTGGTGGGAGTTGGTGGCTCCCAAATATGTTGTGCTACATCGCAGGGAAGAACTTCCCCAGAACCTGCAACAATAAATGCACCACGCTCTGCAATTTTCTTTACATTTGGGTGGGTATAAATCTTGCCGCTATCATCAGTTGTCTGGCTATCTGCAACCAGGAAGCAACTGTCTTCGTACTCAATTCCTATAATTGTTGTCATTGTCCCCAGCCTTTGCTAACCTCTAGTTACGACTCTTCCTCCAGCCTTACCTGATGAAGTAAGACTTGAGAGAATTGTTTGGATGTCTGGCTGTTGTGCTGGCTCTTCTGGAAGAGCGCCTCCTGCTGGAACAGCATTGGGAGCAGGGGACGTTTGCTCAACCGTAGGTTGCGCCCCAGCAGGAGGAACTGGTTGCTGCGGTGCGAAGGTTGCTTCAATAGCATCCTCCAGCGCCTGTCCCTTTTGGCGAGCCTTGATAACCGCAGCAATATTACGAACAATCTCAGATGGGTCTTGTCCCTGTGTAGCCATCTGCGGAATTGCTTGAGTCATTGCGGTCAGAGAACCAAGAAGTGCTGCACGCATATCCTCAATTTCAATTTTTTCAAGTTCTTGTGTAACGTTTACGGTGAATGGAAGTTCTCTCATAGCCATATCGCGTGAGATTAACTTGCCACCCAAAGCCTGTAGCATAAAAATAAGACCCTGTGCTGGGTTGAGTCCTGCAAGCATCCCATAGCGAACATCCGCTGAGTAGTCATTCTTAATGTCTTTAGTTGGCTTGTAGGTAATTTCGTAAGGAGAACCAGAGTCAACACCACGAATGGTCTTCTCTTCTGGATAAATTAATTCGTCTACCTCAAAGCATATGCTAATAACATCACGAAGTGCTGCAGCAAAGATTGCCTGAGCAGATTTAACTTGGGTGT